ACCTACGATACAGGGACAGACACCATAGAGCTTACGCTTACAGATTTACGCCACAGAAACGAGGTGTAAGCATGGGAGAATTTAATACAGTCGGGCTGGAAGATATTATAGACGCTTTCAGCAGGAGAGAAACCGCCACGGTTGAGGCAGTACCGAAAATGCTTAAGGCTGGCGCAGATGTGCTGATAGAGGCACAGAAAGCAGAGGCACAGGCAATGGGACTGAACGAAACGGGCGGTTTTATCAATTCCATAAAAGCTACGGACGTAAAGGGCGACGATACGGAGAAATACGTAGAGATATACCCGCAGGGACGGGCAGGGCATGGAAACGACAGGAAAGGCGATAAAAGCAAAGTGCGCTATGCAACAATCGGCTTTGTGGCAGAATACGGGACAAGCAGCCAGCAGGCACGCCCGTATATGACAACGGCAAACGCCAAGGCGCACGAAAAGGTAGTAGAGGCGCAGCACAGTATATGGGAGAGTGAAACGGGCAAATGAGCATACAGGAGATTTTAGAAAGCGCAGGGCTGCCAGCCCAGAGGGGCGTATACACTGGACGGGATAAGCCGGACGCATACTATACGTTTCTGCGGCTACTGGGTACGTCTGCGGTAAATGCAGACGACGAAGAGAAAGAGCGCAGGGAAATGTATAGAGTTACGCTTTTCCATAAGGGCGATTTTGAGGCGCAGCTTGATAAGACAAAAGAGGTATTGATAGCAGCAGGCGTTTATATCAACAGCATAGATGCAGAAAGCTACGAAACAGAAACGGGGTACTGGTTAGTGCCTATCACAGTCGAGATTTTGAAAGAGGAGTGATTAAACAATGACACTGGGACTGAAAGATTTATATTATGCCGTATGCACAGAGGCAGACGGCGTAGAAAGCTACGGAGCGCCTAAGAAAATGGCAGAGGCAATGACAGCCGATTTATCCGTAAAGACCGCAGACGGCAGTTTATATGCAGACGATACGTTAAGCGAGAGCGTCACGGAGTTTGCAAGCGGCACGCTTAAGCTGGGAATTAAAGACCTTACGCCGGAAGTGCTGGCAGAGCTGCTGGGGCAGGAAGTGGACGAGAACAGCGTAGTATGGGCTGGAAAAGAGGACGAGCCGCCGTATGTTGCGGTAGGGTTCAGAGCAAAGAAAACGGGCGGCAAATACCGCTATGTATGGCTGCTTAAAGCAAAATTCAAAGTACCGTCTGAAAAGTATGAAACTAAGGGCGAGAGCATCAAGTTTAATACGCCGGACATTGAGGCAGATTTTACAGCCAGAAAGAAAGATAACCGCTGGAAAGCAGACTTTGTGGGAACAGAGGACAGTAAGGCGGCTAAGACATGGTTTACAGCCGTACCCGAACCGGCAGCGGCAATGCAGGAAGTATAAGAGAAAGGAGAGAGGCGCAGCGCAGGCTGCGCCTTAATTTATAGCATGAGCGCAATTAAAGACGGACGTATGCCCGTAGAACTGAACGGCAAGACCTATTATTTACTGTTTTCCCTTAATGCACTGGACGAGATGCAGGACAGATTTGGGGGATATGACAAGCTGGACAAGGCTTTTGACCAGAGTAACCCGACCATGATTAAAGATTTACGCTGGTTGCTTACCCTCATTATCAACGAGGGCATGGAAGAGGGAGAAACACCGCTTACAGAGCAGCAGGTAGGTAAGTTAATTCATATCGGCAATCTGCCGCAGATTAAAGACGCTATTTTCTCTGCTTTTGTATATTCCACAAACGGCGGGGAAGAGAAAGAGGCAGCAGACGGAGAGGCAGACACAACAGAAGAGGGAAACAGAGTAGCCGTGCAGGACGAATAGACACCGCACGGCTGCTTTATATAGCAATGGCTATGCTGCATTACACGGAAAGCGAGGCGTGGAAAAAGACACCTTACCAGATTATTAAGCTATTCGGCTATCACAAGGAGTATAACCCGCACATTTTCGGGCAGGAAAGCAGCAGCGCACCAGCACAGGCAGCAGAGGGCATGGACGACATAGACATAGCGTTAGGGGGCTTGTAAATCATGGCTGATAAAACAGACAATATTAAAACCAAACTTAGTTTTGACGGCGAGGCACAGTATAAAGCAGCCTGCAAAGAGATTAACAGCACCCTTAAGCTGCTTAACTCTGAAATGAAACTTGTAACAGCAGAATATAAGAGCAATGCAAGTAGTGCAGAGGCGCTGAAAGCCAAGCAGGAAGTATTAAAAAAGACCTACGACGAGCAAAAGAAAAAGGTAGAAGAAACAGAAAAAGCCCTTGCAAAATGCAAAGAGGCTACAGGAGAGAACAGCGAGGCAAGTAAGAAACTGGAAACGCAGCTTAATTACCAGAAAACAGCACTTGCAAACACAGAAACAGAATTAGGAAAGACAGCTACAGAGCTGGATAAAGCAGAAAAAGCCGCAGACGGAATGGGAAACGAGATAGAGGACAGCGGCAAACAGGCAAAAGAGGCAACAAGTAAATTTAGTGGATTTACAGAGGTTGCAAAAAAAGTGGCGACAGCTACAGCGGCAGCAGTGGCGGCAATCGGCACAGCAGCCGTAGCAGCAGGCAAAGCACTTTACGATATGGCGAGTGATACGGCATCTGCGGGCGACCAGATAGACAAGGAAAGCCAGAAAATGCAGATAAGCGCAAGCCTATACCAACAATTAAGCTATGCGTGCGAAAGGAGCGGCAGCAGCGTAAGTGACTTAACAAAAGGTGTTAAGAACATTACTACAGAGCTGGGAAAAACAGCAGAGGGAGCGAAAGGCGCAGGGGCAAGTTTTGAGGCTATCGGCGTATCCCTTAAGAATACGGACGGGAGCGTAAAAAGCACAGAGCAAGTGCTTTTAGAGAGCATAGACGCACTGGCGGGCATGGAAGATGAAACAAAGCGAAATGCAGCCGCACAGGATATTTTTGGTAAAAGCGCAGCAGAGCTTTTACCGTTGCTTAATTCTGGTTCAGACGGAATTAAGCAGCTTATGGACGAAACAGAAGAATACGGCATGATAATGTCAGACGAGGCAGTAGCAGCAAGTGCAGCGTTTGAGGACAGCTTAAGCCGTTTGCAGTGGACGTTTAGCGGCGTTAAAAATAGCATAACTGGGGAAATGCTGCCGTCTATAACAATGATTATGGACGGATTGAGCGACCTTATGGCAGGACAGGAC